GTGCATGCATTATTTACCTTGACCTCGATATTTTTTAAAAGAACGTTTTTTGCTTTTATTCATAGAAGACGTTTTAACGTTTCCATTACCAATTGCTGTTTTCTTATTGCCTTTTGCCATATTTTACTCCATTTTAAAATCTTTAAAGCGTTCATTCATTTGTGATTTGTCAAATGCCGGGGTATCATCCATTACACCATCTTCAGCTTGGTCGGCATCATATAATCTCATACGAGATCTATCAATACCAACTACAAATCTCTTTTTAAAGTTTGGATCATTATATCTATTCTTTAATTGTTTGACCATTATTTGGCCAAGAGCTTCTAGCTCTTCAGAACTAATAAGTGCAAACATAAGATCCGCAGTAGCTGGTAGACCAAATGATTCAGAGGTATCTTCAAGTCCAGGATCAGAGCTTGTATATCCAGACCGAGTTGTTTGTGTAGCAGATACAATTGGTACATCAAACTCTACAGCAAGACCACGTAGTTCTTCTGCAATTGCTTTAATGTATGTATATGAATTAATAGCACCACCCATGCCTTTCATACGTGATGAGGAACAAATATTCAAATAATCAATAAAGATCATTTCCGGTACAAAGTTCTTTTTAAGTTTTAGCTCGTTTAAGAGAGCTCTGAAATGTCCGGTATGAGCTGAGCCAGTTGGATATTCTTTAATAATCAACTTTCCATTTGTACGAGCAGATAGCTCATCAACTTTACTAGTCAGCATATCTTTTGTAATATGCTGAAGTTGATCTAATGGAATATTTAGCAGGTTAGCATCTATCCTTTCAGCAATACGTTCCTCAGCCATCTCTAGTGTGATGTACAGCACGTTCTTGCCTTGAACGAGAACATTGCCAGCCATATGACACATAAACAAAGATTTACCAACACCAGTGCCGGCCAGAGCGATATTCAATGTTTTATTTGGCAATCCACCTTTTGTAATCTTATTAAAGTAATCAAGATCAAATGGAATACGTTCTTCGTCTTCATGGTAGAATTCATAACGTTCTTCCACATTCTCAATATAGTCATGGCCAATATTCGTATCAAAGGATACAGCCAATGCTTTTGATAGCAGATCTGGTAGTGCATTCTTTGTAAGAGACTTATGTTTACCATCAATAATAGAAATTGATTCCATAATAGCATTATGAATAGCACGATCTTGGCACCACTTCTCAGTAGTATCTTCTAGCCATTTTTCATCTGCAGTTTCTTCCACAAAAATGTTTGGAAGTATTTCCATAGCATGAGCATACTGCTCATCTGTTAGTTTATCACTTTGGTCAATTTCAATTTTAAAAGAGTCTAGTGTTGGAAGCTTATTGTATTTACCAACAAACTTACCAGCCTCTTTAAATAATTGATTGTACACACCTTGGAAATATTCTGGTTTGATAAATGGCAAAACCTTACGCATGTAAGGCTCATTTGTTAATACGTTTCTTAATATTACTTGTTCAACGTTACTCATAAAATATACTCTTTAGGTATTTGTTTCGCTACTTGTTCATACGGCCGGTCGAATATACTAATTTTTAAAAGTATCCTTTCTTTATTACCATTTTTTACACCATGCATAATAGATGTATTTAGCAAACATTGCTCGTAAATATAATCAATTCCTTCAATAGTTACAGGAGCTGGTTCATCTGATAATATAAAGTTAAGACTACAAGTAGTTCCATTATCAATATGCTCTGGCAAATTTACATTAGGTTCTAGCCAATAAACTCTTGGCTTTCCATTAACGCCAAAATCATCCATAATTTTAATAAACATTGGATCATACGATTTAGCTATTTTCCAAAAGTCAACAGTGCCTCTATAATCACTATAATAGACACTTTTTTCTTTGAGTCTATCCAAATTAGCCAAGATAGCTGATTTATCTAATGGATAGTTTAATCGAACCAAAGGGTCCATTATAGTTTACCTTCTGCTCGCATTTTCGCTCGGATCTTAGTAGCGGATATATCATGTATCTCTTTGCCAAGATCATGTTGTGTAAATGTATAACCAACGTCTCGACCATAACTAATGTCTACAATGTTTGGTACAACTATTATAACATAGTCTTCTGCGTATGTAAACCCAGCTTCAAGTAATTTATCTTCAATATTTGTCCGTACGGTATTAAAATAAAATGGGTTATCGTCATTACCCATTCCGGCATCTACACCAGCAACGTCACGACACATAATCACAACCTGACCAGTTTTAGCTAGAGCTTTTTTAAAGAGTTCAGTATGTCCATCATGCCAAGGTTGCCATCGGCCTAACATTTGTACTGTTGGTTTTTTCCAATCAAAGGTCATATGTTTCTTTCATTCTATTTGCCATTTGCTCAATGGCTTCATCTGAAATAAATTTTTCAATAATGTAATCAAAGTCAGTAGGATCTTCAAATAATTTATTTGTATCTTGATATTCACTGGCTATAACAGTGGCCAGCCATATTGTAATGTCAGCTTCAAAGATATATCGTGTCATTTCTGTTGGACACACAAAATCGCAGATTACTGTATGGCCACAACCTTTTTCGTAATCTGCTATATTGCGCATCCGCCTTGCTTGACGAATTCTAGATTCTTCACTGAAGTCCCAGTCATTGGCCATTTCCCGGATCTTATCAGCGTTATACCAAGAGCAATTTAAATGCTTTTGTAGTCTTTGTGCTAAATGAGTCTTACCTGAACCTGGAAGACCCATAATTAAAATTTTCATTCTTCTTCTTTCTCTTCTTCTAGTACTCTTGCTACAGAATTTTCTAACACGTTATATAATATATCAGATACGCATTTTTGTAAATCAATATTTTCAGGTTCAAGATCATCTATTGGAGACGAGACTATCTCATAATTAAAATTTAAATGTTCTCCATCTTCTGCAACTTGTAAAGCTCCGAAATTAAATACTGTTTCAATAAACTCTCCAGTTTTAATTCTAATATTCCAATGATCGGCACCTTCAGCTGGAACCAATTCATAATCAATGTTCTCTTGCATTTTTATCTCCATATTTAAATCTTAATGATAAACCTAATTTTTCTCCTTTAAAATGAGAAGTACAATGGATCTTCCTATTATCAAATAAAATAGCTTTACTTGGAACAAACTCAAATGCTTCAGCAGATAATCCATGTAAATCTTCTAATTTAAAATAAGATAAATGCTGTTTGTGCATATTTAAATCAAAATCTAGTCCAGTTTTATTAGTAACATTATAACTATTTGGAGAACCTTTTGTGAATTTATTTGTTTTCAATTCGTTTGTAGTTTCGTAATTCATATCCCACGTTACACTATCTTCAAGCCATTGCTGGTCAAAAACCAATAGACTTGCTGAGCCAGTTATTTGTAAAGGTATTACAAGATTAATTGGATTATTTAATTCTTTTTTATAGTCAGTGTGCGGAAAATACGGTATTGTATGCTTATAGTAATTACCACTAACAAATTCTAATTTGCAATTTAATATATTACTGGCCAATTGTGTGAAATAATTTATGTGTACATTAGGATCTGCTTTGGCCATCGTTTTAGTTCTAAAAGACGTATTAGAGTAATAATCTCTAATACAATCTTCTATAACCTTTTGATCTACATCAATATAATGGTTAAGCATATATTACCTATATAAATTTATATTAAAAGTTACTCGTGGGCCTAAACCCATTGTGCTAAATTTATGCCAAGTATTTTGTGTCCTAGAAAAAATAAGAGCTCTATTTTGTTTCCATTCTAAAGGCTGCAAGTTATATCTAGTTCCAATAAATGTGCCTATATGATTTTCAGGATAACCATATACAACAATTGATAAGAGTTTATCATCTCTATCTACGTGTACAAAATTTTGACTTGTTTCATTTATCCCAACACCTTGAACATCTAATTGAAACGTATTATATAATTTAAGTTTTTCTGGAGCTAGAAGCTCCAAATAACTAAGAGCCCTAGCTTCATACTTATTTTTAAACGTATTTAAAGTTTGAGTTTCAATTATCTTTTCTTCAGGTTTTATTTTATTACAAATTTTAATTGCAATAGCTTTAAAGTGTTCAAAGTCTTCGTAATCATAAAAGTTTTCTTCAATTATATGTGGCCAAGGATGATTAAATATCTTCGACAACTATCTCATCCATTGATACCTGATCTTTGTATCCAATAGTATATTGTTTCTTTATAAACTCTTTAAAGTCCGTATTGGCAAAAATAGGTTCCCAAAATTCGTGCTCTAAAGTTTGATCATGCCTAACTTTGCCACCAATCTCACCTGTCTCCATATCAACCGCTGCATACCAGCCATTGGAAGGCTTAGTAACGTACCCACCAGCAAGAGCCACGTCAAGCAGGCCAGAATAACTGCGAACACCACCGTCCCAGGAAACAGTAATAGGAATTTTAGACTTTTCTTTAACATATCTACTCTTCTCAACATTAATAACAAAGTGATAGCCCTGGATCTCTG